ACCGGCCGCTCCTCGCCCACGAGCTCACCCTCCACGTCTACGGCTCCAAGGTCCAGGGAGTCGAGGCCGAGAACGAGCTCGACGACATACTCGACGGCGTCATGCTCTCGATCGAGCGTTACAAGGGCTGTATCTTCACCCGCGCGACGCGGAGGCAGTTCGCCGACGACGCTTTCTCCGGTTTCGAGATCCTCGCTCTCGCCTACTCACCGAACATTTACCGCGCCGCCGTCCTACAAGAAAGGTCAACACCGTGACTCTCCAGCCACACAACCCGTTCGTGATCGAGGACGTGATGCTCACCCTCGGCACCAAGGAGTTCACCACCGCGTGCGACTCCGTCTCCCTCGTCCCCACTACCGCGAAACTCCGCTGGAAGCCGGTCAACGGCAAGAAAACAACGATCGTCGCCAAACCCGACTGGGCTCTGACACTGAACGTCGGGCAGGATTTCGACACCGAGGGACTCATGCACGAGCTCATCGAGGGTCACGGCGAGACGCGGACGTTCAAGCTCCAGCCGCTCGGCTCGGGAGACCTCGCCAAGATCGAGGGCACCGTGACGCTCGAGGCTGTCCAGATCGGCGGAGGCGCGGAAACGATCGCCGTCTCCGGCGTGACGCTGGACGTCGAGGGCCAACCGGTCTTTACATGGAGCGCTGCCGAGTAAGATGCCGGGCTCGATCATCAAGCCGAGTGCGGCGACGTCGAAACAGTTCGCCGCCGTCGCACTCGCGCTCAAGCTCGTCGAGCGGAACGTCCGGAACGATATCAACCGGGAAACCCGCGCCACACTCAATCCGGTCTGGCGCTCGAAAGTGAACAGTAACGCCGTGACGCAGATGGACCGGCTCGTCCTCGCCAAAGGGGCCCGGGTCAAGCCGGGAAACCCGACAGTGCTCACCGCGGCCTCCTCCCGCCGTCCGCTCTCCGGGGGACTCGTCCCGGACGAGGACGCGAGAGTCTGGGAGTTCGGCTCCGGAAAACGGGAGAAAGTCAAGAAATACCAGCGCCGGAACCGGGCGAGCTCCGGATCCCATAACGTCACCCGGCACACCTCCCGGCAACTGCCCAAACCGGACAAGGGCCGCGTCGTCTATAAGTCTTTCGCCGAGATCGCTCCCAGGCTCACGAGCCTATGGGTGCAGATCGTTGTTCGGAACATCTACGAAGCACACGAGAAGAGGTAGAGCCGCCGTGGCAATAAACGTCGAGATCATCTCGGACGTCTCGGACGTCGTCAGGGACACCAAGACGCTCTCGGATCGCTACGACGACGTCTCCGACGCGCTCAAGGATCTCGCCAAAGCCGGAGACAAGGCCGGAGACAAGATCGAGGATGCTTTCGACGACGGGATCCGCGCCGCGAAACGGCTCGACGACAAAGCCGACGCCGCTTTCGACTCGATCTCCCGGAACGCGAAAGCGGCCGGGGACGACGTCGGCAGATCCCAAAAAGAGGGATTTCGGGAGGCCGGGGAGGGCCTCGACGAGTTCAAGGACGAGGCAAACTCCACCGCGAAAGAATCCGCGGCCAGTTTCGACGGCTCCGCGGAGTCCATCCTCGGCTCATTCCAGGAGATCGCCGCGAACGCTTTCGCCGGCTTTGGTCCGGCCGGCGCCGCGGCCGGCCTCGCTATGGCAGCGGGGATCGGGATCGCGGTCACCGCCATGCAGAAAACCGCCGAGGAGGCAACGGAAGCCAAACAAAAATCGGTGGACATGATCGACGCGATCAAGGAAGCCGGAGGAGATCTCGCCAAGATGGATCTCTCCGAGAAGATCATCGCGTGGGGCCGGGAGGTGATGGAGGACAACTGGATCACGCTTTGGGCAAACGAAGCCTCGACCAAGTTCCAGGAGACCGCCAAAGACGCGAAAGAGTTCGGCGTCTCCTCGAGGGACGCGATCCGCGCCGCGGCCGGATCCGCGGACGACTCCCGGAAGTTCCTCGACGAAACCGCGGACGACTGGCAGCGGCTCACCAAAGAGATCGAGGCCGGGGCGAGCGTCACCGAGGATGGCGTCATGGCTTTCACCGACGCCTCCCGCGCCGCGCAAAAGAAACGCGACGCGCTCTCGGATCTCCGCGGACAGGCCGAGGAGAACATCAAGACCACCGCGGACGCCGTCGAGATCTACGAGCTGGAGAAAGACGCGCTCGATCACACCAAGGAAGCCGCGGAGGCCGCGGCCGAGGCGATCCAGGAGAAAGCCGACGCGAGCTCCGAGGCAGCTAACGCCGCAATGGATCTCGTCGGGGCCGAGAACACTTGGATCGAAACCCTCAAGCAGATGAACGAGGACATTAAGACCAACGGCAAAAACCTCGAGGCGAACACCGAGGCCGGACGTGCCAACCGGGAAAGCCTCGTCGATATCGCCGCCGCCGCCAACTCCTACCGGGACGCCGCGATCGCGGCCGGGGAGGGCACCGACAGCGTCACCGCGAAAGTCCAGGCGAGCCGGGACGCTTTTATCAACGCCGCGATCGCGGCCGGTGCCAGCGAGGAGCACGCCCGAGGCCTCGCGGACAGCTACGGGCTCATCCCCGGCAACGTCGAAACGCTCATCAAGGCCAACGGGACCGAGGAAGCCAAAGCGGCGATCGAGTCGATCCCTCCGGCGAAAGACACCAAAGTCACCACCACCGAGGAGGGCTCGGCCGAAGCCCAGGCCAACATCGAAGCGGTCGAGGGCAAAGCGGTCGAGGTCAAGGTCGCCACACCCTCCGGGGATCTGGAACGGGTCCAGTCCGGGATCGAAGGGATCAAGGGCAAAAACGTCGATATCTCGGTCCGGCTCGGCAACGCCGCCGCGATCCAGGCCGAGCTCGACCGGCTCACCGCTCCCCGCACCGCCTACGTCACGATCCAGCACCGCCAAGGAGAGCCGGTAATCTAATGGCACTAATCACCGCTACACCGGATCCCGCGACGGCAACCGTCGAGCTCGTCCTCGACCCAGCGCTCGGGATAACCACGATCCTCCGCGCCGACGCGAACGGAACACGCCCGGTCCGGCTCCGCACCGGGGATCTCCCGGCCTCCGGCACGATCACCGTCACCGACTACGAGGCCGCGATCGCCGGACCGCTCTTTTACCGCGTCCTCGGCGCGGCCGCGGAGCCGGTCTGGACGTCCCTCGACCTCGAGCTGCCCCGTTTCATCCTCCCCTCGATCCCGCACTTTTTTGTCGTCGCCGAAACCGTTCACGGCTACTCCGCCGGGAGAGCCTCCCGGGCAACGTTCCACACCGTGATCGGCCGGGACGATCCGCTCGTCGCCGAGGGACGGCTCTCCTCCCGGACCGGGATCCTCGACGTCTGGTTCGGAACCTATGCCGAGGCCAGAAGCCTCGAGGACATGCTCGCCCGCGGACAAACAGCGATGTACCGGCAGGCCGAGCACCCGGGGATGGATATGTATTTCCACGTCACAGGCACCGACGTCGTCCCGGACGAGGTCTCATGGAAACTCACGGCCAACTACGTCGAAGTCGGCTTCCCTCCGGGGAACGTGCTCACGGATAAGACATGGACGTTCACCAAGCTCGCCCAGGTCGGCGGGAGCTTTGACGAGGTCACCGACGATTACGCCTCGTTCCATGATCTCGCGGTCGGCGAGGCGACATGACGGCACCGTTCGATCCCAAAGCCGCGGAGCTGCTCACCGGGCCGCTCCGGCACGAGGCCGAGCTCACCGCTCACCCGCTCACCGGGGATCCGTTCGCGCTCGAGATCGACGGAACGGATCTCGCGATCACTTTCTCCGAGGACTGGAGCCCGTATGTGCAGGCGTCGATGAGCTGCAAAGTCCCCGAGGATCAGGAGGAGCTCGACCGGCTGGATCCCCGGCTTCTCTGCCGCGTCTCGATCGACGTCGGCTACACCTATCCCGGAAACGAGACGGAGATCTTCCCTCTCGCCGATCTGCACCTCCGCCGCCGCGCCGTGAACCGGCCGAGCAACCTCCTCGAGCTCGCCGCGTCCTCGGACGAGTCGATCACCCAGGACTACACATGGCGAGCCGATTTCCCGCTCATGCCCACGACCGGGATCAACGAAGCCGTTGCATGGTGCCTTGATTTCGCGACGATCCCTCACGGCTACCAGCTCGCCTCCGCGTTCGGGAACGGCACCGACGCCGCGGATCTCGCCGAGCTCGCGATCGGCCGCGGGGATTCAATGTGGAGCATGCTCGACGAGATCGCCACGCGGACCGGACGCCGGATTTACTGCGACGAGTTCGGGATCTGGCAGATCCGCGACCGCCCCGAGCTCGCCGGGACGCCGTCGCATTACCTCGAGGTCGGCGCGGACGGCACGCTCACCGACACCTCGACCGAGCTCTCCCGGGAGGGTTGGTATAACGAGGTCTATTTCCGCAATGGGTGGAAAGACGGGGCCGGGAACGACGTCCTGATTCTTGGGTCGGCCGCGGTCACCTCCGGGGATTTCGCGGTCGGTACGGTCGGCTGGAAATGCTACTACCTCGAGTCGGACCGGCCGATCACCCAGGACGCCGCGAACAAGGCCGCGGCCACGAAACTTAAAAACCTCGTCTCCCGCGGCCGCTCGCTCCGGCTCACCGCCGCCGCGGCCTACTGGCTCCGGCCGGGAATGACGGTCTCCGTCACGCTTCCCTCCGGAGGTCCGGCACTGTATCTGATCCAGGCGATCACGTTCCACCCGCTCACAGGACTCATGGATATCACCACACGACAGCCGCTCAACGTCACGATCAGCACAGGAGAGTAAGAAAATGACCACACCCTACCGGCTTTACACCGAGATCCCCGGAGGCGTGGTCCCGGACGTCCCCTATCGCATCAACGCCGCGCTCCGGGAGATCGACGCCGACGTCCAGGGCGTCGCCGACAAGAGCGTCGCCGCGAAGAACGCCGCCGAGACCGCGACCGCGATCGCCTCGGCCTCCACCGAAGCCGCGGAGCAAGCCGCGGCCGACGTGGACCGGCTCCAGACAGCACTGGACGAGATCGACGCGGAGAACCTCGCGGAGACCGTCGCCGAGGCAGAGGCCGCGGCCGCGGCCGCGACCGCCGCCGCCGCGGCCGCGATCGGTCCGACCGATCAGGCCGTCGAGAACGTCCTCACCAATCCCGCCAGCGCCGGTTACGCCGCGATGCTCGCCTCCCCGGCCGGGAAAGCGACCGGAAAGCTCGGGGAGTTCCTCGTCAATCATCCCCGGACGGGCGGCGAAACCGAGGACGGGCCGCGGCTCCGTCGAGCGATCTCCGCGGCCGTCGCGAGCGGCTCCAACGTCGTCTGGCTCGGGGCCGGGACGCTCACGCTCAACACCAAAACGACCGTCTCCGCGGCCGAGGTCCGATTGATCGGCAACGGCGTTTCCACGATCTTGACCAACGGCACCAATACCACGATGCTCGATATCACCGGGGCCGGGTTCCAGATGAGCCACCTCAAGATCGAGGCAACCGACGCCGCGCGGACAAACTACTCCGTCACCGTCACCGGAGGAGTCCGGCCGCTCTTTGACACGATCTACGTCAACGGCATTACCGGATCCAACCGGGCCGGGATCCATTTCGTCTCCGGCTCAATGGGGACCGTGCAGAACAGCATCATCAATCACGGCTCGATCAAGATCAGCACATGGGACGTCAAGATCGACAAGGTCTATGTCTGGGCCATGTCCTCCGAGTTCGGGATCGGGATCTACAACGGCGCAGGAAATACCACGCTGACAAACATCGACGTCGTCCCTCCGCTTGTCACGACCGCGAACGGGCTCGCCGGGATCTACATCGACGGAGCCTCGGGGGCCGCTTACAACACCAAGATGGACAACATCTACCTTGATGGAAACCCCACACTCGACACCCGGATGGGGATCTACATCGGCAACGGCGCGGGAGGGACCGTGATCCGCGGAGTCACCGCAAATCGGATGGATTCCGACTGCATCGTCGTGGACGGGGCGATTAACACCCTCATCGACGGCTACAGCGGACACACCAACAACAACCAGGGCCGCGGCTCGCGGGAGATCTATGTCACCAAGACCGGATCTCAATCGGTGGAGAACCTCCGGCTCACCGGGATCCAGTGCCTCCGGACGACCGCCGTCACCGGGACTCCGGCTCCGGCGATCGAGGTCAACACGGCACTCGTCGGCGGCGATCAGGTGAGCATCGAGTTCAACGTCAAACAACCCGGAGCCGGGGGAGGCTACAGCGTCCCCGAGGTCAAGGCCGACCCCAACACGACGTCAATGATCGGCCGCGG